ATCTAATTTGTTTCTATTAATATGGTCTCCTATCTCACCATCTTTTAGTTTTAAAATATCTCTATGCATCCTAATAGGTCTCCAACCTTTTGGAGTTTTGTTTGCTCTTTGAGGATAACCACTTCCATCAATACTCCAATGAAATTGATTCAGATACTCAAAGTCGGCATCAGCTACTAGAGCATATTTACCTTGTGTTAGTTTAATTTGTTTCATGTACTATTACAAAATCCTCTCCTTCCATATCTCCATCAGATACTAATAGAGTATGAAATGCACCTTTTGTGTAAATACTTAGCCAAGCATCTTTCATTAAAATGAAATCTGTATTTCCCCACGATACACGCGCGACTTTCTTTCCGTTTATAATTTGTTTAATTGCATCAGGAAAATCCATCGTCTGAGGTTTTGATTGGATTTTAGGCATTGGCGTTAACATTTCTCCTTGAATTGGTGTTAAATTAACCATTATTTCCCTCCTTTCTTGATTGTGAAGCTGATACATTTATCCTGTTCTTTAGGTACTCATACATAGCCTGACGTATCTTCTCACTTAAAGTACCGGGGATATCCTTAAAGTGATCTAACATAGCTTCATCTATTAAGAGGTTAACACGCTTCATACATAAATTATATGTATCGAAGATATTTTATGTCAAGGGGAATTATAAATCTCTGTAGATAACTAGAAGATTAGAGGCTGTTCCTGTAGCTGTAACTATATATATTCCGTTAAACATAGGTATTCCATACTCTACTCTACCGAGGGTGTTTACAGTATCAAGAATACCCCTCTCAAGAGATGATTCTGCTCCCAATGCTGTGGTACTGTCATATATTGTAGCTGTATTGGCCGAAGCGCCCTTTGTACCCACAATAATAGCAACTAATAGGAATTTACCCGGAAGGGTTGTAGTTCCTAGTGTCTTTATGTTGTATGTTTTATTAGCTGTATCCATAGTTATGGGAATGATATTGATGCTGATGGGCTTGCACTTGCACTAGGTGATAGGGATGCGCTAGGACTGTATGACTTACTAGCTGATCTTGACGCACTACTTGATGGGCTTTGAGAAGCGCTAGGCGAGAGAGAAGCGCTGGTAGACTTAGATGCGCTACTTGATGGACTTTGAGAAGCGGATGGGCTTTGAGAGGCGCTTGTTGATGCACTAGGTGACAGAGACTTAGATGCACTACTACTACCCGATGAGCTAGGACTTACAGAAGCAGACGGTGAGAGTGAAGCAGATGAACTGGCACTAGCGCTAGCCGATGGGCTTTGAGACGCAGATGCGCTTGCGCTTGCTGAAGCACTTACCGACCTAGATGCGCTTTTTGAAGGCGAAAGTGATTTAGATGGACTTGTACTAGGTGAAGAACTTACCGACCTAGATGCGCTACTTGAAGGAGAAAGACTGGCAGATGCGGAAGTCGACCTAGATGCGCTACTTGAAGAAGAAATGGATTGAGAGGCACTAGCTGAAGGGCTAAGAGATTGTGATGGTGATGCTACTTCTGGTGTTGGAAGTGTCCATTGTGCTACAAGACTTGTTCCAGTATTAACATAAGCGTTTCCGCCTGTTTTATTTAGCTTGTAGAAGACTGCGCCTTGTTTAAATCCTTCATAATCTGTAGGCAAAGTATTACCTTCTGCTTCTAGGATATTGGGCGTACCGCTTCCATTTGGCTGTTGAGCGCTTAAAACGTCACTCGTATCATATCGAAGTACCCTATTAGTTCTATAGGGAAGTAATGCTGTTAAGAAATTAGCCTCGCTAGCGCTTCTTTGAGCAATAGCAATAGCCTCAATTCTCACGATCTCTCGCTGTGCTTCTGCTGGTAAATCTTTCCTAATCTCAAATTTTGTACTAGCCATATTTTCCTATCAAAAAAAGCCTTCTGCTAAAGCCTAATCTTCTAACTTTTAGGCTAAGCTTTAGGCTCATGCTAACTCTCTAATTTAACTTTAAGCGAATGTTGCAAATAACTCTGCTGCAAATGATCGTCTTGGATCCATAACTTTTGCGCCGTATACGAATAGATCTTTATATGCTGATCCGAAGTTTCCAATCAAATCCTCTTCCATTCGTGCGTTTAATACTTTCTCTGCGAATGTTACCCATCCTGGATGTCCTGCAAGTATGCGCCATCCATCTGTGTTATTACCTGTTAATCTATTGGATTTAAAGACTTTAAATCCCTGTATCGTAGTTAAATAGCCTTTTTTAACTAACTCTTGGTATGCCTCTGGTACATGAAGCGCTACTCCAGTTGCTCTAACTAAAGTGTTTTCAAAAGCTGGTGGTACGATTAGAAATCTATCAGAATCAGGTGATGGGTTTAGGTCATACTGTTCTGCTTCGTCTAATTTTTGTTTTAACAGGGCTACTTGCTGTAATAGGTTTCCAGTTGTAATAGATATTGCTGTTACTGCTGAGATAATATATGCCGTTCCGCCTGCGATTGCTCCGCCTGTGTAGGCTGAAATTGCGTCATCCTTGTCATCTTCAATTACTATAGAAGTTGTTGAAGAGAAGGATTTAACTCTGTACCATTTTGTGTGTCCCGTTGCTTTAAATCCTCTGCCGACCATTGCAGATGTGAAGGTAGTAGCAGCTCCGGTTACTAACCCTGTGGTTACATCTACTGTAACTGTTCCAGTTGTGTAATCAGTTCCAACTTTGTTAGCTGCTGAAACATCTCCATAAAGTCCTAGAACAAACTCATCCATGTTCTTTGATCTTTCATTTGCAACTTGAGTAACAATAGTAGGATGTGGGTTCTTAATATATGAGAGCCAGTTCTCAAGGGTTTTCTCTTTCCAGTAGAAGGATTTGTACTGATCAATGGTCAATGCCATGTTGTTTTCTGTAAGATCGTCTGCTGTGAGGTTTGCTCCTGTGTAGGTCTTTTCTGCTACTCGGTCAAAGTTAAGAACGTTTATTTTAGAGCCTACTGCGTTTATTTCGTCTTCGTAATCTCTATTAACAATTTCACTTAAGATATCTTTGTCATAGACTTCCGCCATGACTTTGTTTGAAAATGCTTGTGCTATTGTATTTGCTCTTGCTGCCATAATAGTAAAAGTGTAGTTTTTACTTTTACCGGCTCTTACGAGGTTAGGAAGTTATCTGTTTATTAGTATAAAGTAAGATCGTTAGTTCATGTCAATAGGCAAAATGGAGGCAGTTTGAGGCTAGATTGATATTATACCATATTTCGTGGCTAAAGTTCTGTGGAAATTTTACCTGCTTGTAGCAGTTCCTTATATTTATTATAATTTGTCTGTCTTAATACTTCCGACTCGGCAACAGTTATTTTATCCCCTTTGGGTTTTCCTTTATCATTGGGCCCACCGCTACCATCGGGAAACATTGCCCCTTTGCTTTTTGGTTTGGCTGTTTTACTCTGTTCATGTAAAAAAGAACCTACTAATACCTTAAAAGGTATACTATTATTAGACTCCTCATTCGCAAATACCATAAACTCCTCAGTTTTTCCTTCTAACTCTGGGTTATCTATTAAAGTCTGGGGATCATCTGCAAACTTAAATACCTCTTCAGACCATTTATCAATCTTTTGGGATTCTGTCCTGCCTTGTGAGATTATTGCAAAGCGCCTTGTGCTTACCATGCTCTCTTTGGCTATCTTTTTGGTGGAATCATCTAGTAAATCCCAATCCTCATACTCAGCTTGCAATTCTTCTTCTGTTGGCTCTGATACTTCATTAGCCTCATCAATAGCTTGGTTCATCTTTCTATTCTTAGCAACTATCTTTTGCGCTTCTCTTGAGGATTCGCTAAACTTTTTCTTATAATCGGGGATTGGCTCTGCTTCCGGCTCTGGTTCTGGTTCTGGTGTAACTTCTGGCTCTACAATAGGTTCTGGCTCAACAACAGGCTCTACTTTGGGTTCTGGCTCCGGCTCTGGTTCGGGAGTTACTTCGGGTTTATCTAACTCTTCAAGAAGTATTACATTTTCTGCTTCTAATTCCGCTGATGTTTTAATTGTAGCTTTATTATCTGCCATATATTTACCGTTCTCTTATGAGAGTTTGGATATACTATTTCTTTTTCTTAGCTTTAGCTTTTTTAAAGGCCGCTATTCCTTTTGGGTCATAGCCAAAACGCTTTGTTTTTTTACCAATTTTAAGTTTAGGCATATTTATTTTGGGCCAACAGCCGTGTCTACACTTCGTTCTAAATCTTCTCTGGTAACACCTATATAAGATAGTCCTAGTTCTTTGGCTTGGGTTTGTAGTGCCCTATATGACCTGCTCTTGTTTAAATTAGGTTCTTTTATGGGTTTTTGTGGTTTTGACTCTAACGCTTCAGAGTAGAAATCTGCTTGAGCTGCGGTTAAGTAACTTTGTCTTGCTCTTAAGAAAGCTTTTTCGCTTTCTGTTAAAGCTAATACTTCTTTTGTGATAATTTCGTTGAGTTTCTTCTCTGATAGTTGATCCATAGTTATAGAATATATGATGACCTTATTTTATGTCAAGACTTCTTTCCTATACTTGATAATTGCTGTTCTATTGCCTTTTGTGCTTTCTCTGGTGTACTGAGATACGCTTCTAATAGTAAATAATTGCGTAATCGGGCTTTTAAAAATATATCCTGTTTTGAGTTATGGGTTGTTTGAGTGAGTTCTTGTTCAACTGAGTCTTTCATGGCTAGGATATATGCTCTAACACTTTCTAATGTAAGAACATTCCTACTAAGAGTTTCCATCCATCCATTCAGTGTTTCCTTTTCTGAACCGCTAAGATCAGAATATGAAATTCCAAAACGCTCAAGTATTTTATCCACGATCTAAGAATACACTACTAAGATATTTATACGCAACTATTTCCTTTTTGGTATAGGATACTGCCTTATACGGGATATGTGGTGTACTCTGCCCTTATATTGTTTCCTAAAACTTGTAAGAAGGTCATCAAGGTCAAATACCCTTATTACCTCTAATGATGCTGATGGAGAGGCGGATGGACTTAGTGACGGACTCTCGCTGGCGCTGGGACTCAAAGATGCAGAAGGACTGAATGAAGCCGAAGGACTTAGAGATTTACTTTCACTAGCTGAAGCCGAGGCAGAGGCACTTTTAGATTCACTAGCACTAGGACTTAATGAGGCACTCGCTGATTTACTTTCAGATGCTGAGCCACTAGCAGAAGGACTAAGACTTTTAGACTCACTGGCCGAGGCTGACTTACTTCCACTAGCGCTAGGTGAAAGAGACTTGGACTCAGAAGCAGATGTGCTAGCTGAAGCCGAAGCAGAAGGACTCAATGATTTAGATTCAGAAGCACTAGCTGATTTTGACTCACTGGCAGATGGAGAAAGGCTTTTACTCTCACTCGCAGAGGCTGAGCCTGATGCACTACCACCACTGGGACTTGCGGATGCCGAAGGCGAGAGACTTGCTGATGGGCTGATAGAAGCAGAAGCACTAGCTGAAGGCGACAAAGAAGCTGACGGGGATAACGAAGGGCTGACGCTTGAACTAGGACTCAAACTACTAGACGGAGAGATTGACGGGCTTATAGAACTACTTGGGCTTAGCGAAGCACTCGGAGATAGGGAAGCACTAGCAGAAGCACTCGGACTAAGAGAAGCAGATGGAGATAAACTCTTGCTTTCAGAAGCAGAAGGTGATTGAGACTTACTCTCACTAGCGGATGGACTTAATGAAGCGGAGGGACTGAGACTTTTGCTTTCAGATGCCGATGGAGATAGACTTTTTGACTCCGAAGCAGAGGGACTTAATGAACCACTAGGGCTAAGTGAAGCGCTTTCGGAAGCACTGGGTGAGAGACTGGAACTAGCCGAGGCTGAAGGGCTTATACTAGCAGAAGGTGAAAGAGAGGCAGACGGAGAAAGAGAACCTGAAGGACTAAGACTAGCCGATGCGGAAGCCGATGGAGACAAACTAGCACTAGCAGATGATGACGGACTTAAACTGGCTGAGGGTGATAAACTTGCGCTAGGAGATAAGGAGGCTGACGCAGATGCACTAGCACTTTTAGATGCAGATGCACTACTTGATGCGCTGGCACTGGCGCTAGGGGATAAACTTGCGCTAGGAGACACAGAAGCTGAAGGGCTTAAAGAAGCCGATGGGCTTAAACTCGCACTAGGACTCAACGATGCACTCGCTGACGCTGAAGGCGAAAGTGAGGCACTAGCGGAAGCGCTAGGCGAAAGTGAGGCACTTGGAGATAAACTACCACTTGGACTAAGGGAAGCTGAAGGGCTTAAAGAAGCACTTGGGGACAAAGATGCAGAAGCGCTAGCTGAAACACTTGAAGAAGGACTTTGACTTGCTGACGGGGATAAGCTAGCCGACGGACTGAGTGAGGCGGATGGACTTAGCGATCTACTAGCAGATGCGCTTGCAGATGCGCTTGCAGATGCCGAAGCTGATGCTGAACCTGCACCTGCACCTGCTGTCGTAAAACTTCTTATAGTAGCCCAAGCACCGTAAGTATTACTTCCCAAGGGGTCTGTTCCTCTTACTCTCCAGTAATAAGTTGTTGATGCAGTTAGGGTATCTCCTGCTTGGACAGTGTAAGTTACTTGATTTCCTGATGGCCAAGGGTGGGGATCTCCAGTACCTGCAAAGGTAGCGTCTGGCGTGACGGAGAGTTTGTTGAGGAGAGGAGAACCAAATGTATTTACCGTATCTACTTGTACGTTATATTCAATCTCATCACTATCGACATCTGTTCCTGTAAAGAGTAAGTCTGGGGTGGTGGAGACAGTTGTAGCTGAATAATTTACATCCACATACACTTCAAAAATACGAACAGCAGCAGCAGTTGTATCGTTACTTTGAATAACAACCTGTAAATTAGCTAGGTCTGCAACAGTCCACGATCCTCCACCAGGTCTTGCGATATTGGTCTTGGTGTAATTCGCTGCTGTGGTCGGGATTGCAGTATCAGTAGATGCAAGGCTGTTTGTGCTACTTAGCCTAAGTCCTACCGTTACTTGTCCTGCAGCCGAAGTTTCCGAACGTGCTCTAAATCTTACGTCTATAGAAACAATTGGCTCACTACTCAACGCAGAAGCTCCCAAATTTAAGTCATCTTCCAGTAAGGTTCCCGTATTATTTCGGATATACGAAGTATCACTATTGTCAGAAGTTGCTGCATGATTAGATGTGCCTGTAACAGCATGGGCTGCTGCGTCTCCTACTGCATTTGGTCGTAATGTTTCTACCGATGCATCGTTAGGGGTATTCAGGGCTACTGTAGGTGCTGCCATATATTCAGTTTACACGTTTACTGGCCATTTGAGAAAAATTGCGAAGATTAGATTTCAATAACCATGTAGGCGTAGGCATTAACTGCTGCTGCTGGATATGATAAAAATATCTGTTTGTTGTGCTAGCCATAGGTTAAATCTCAAGCCATAGACGGCCTGAAAGTATTCTACCAATATTTACTTGCGAAACTCTATACATATCTGCTATTTTTTGCTGTGTTATTCCTGTTTTAAATATCGCTATGTTAGACATATTGTTTCAGTTGTGGTGGTGTTTACTGCTGTACCACTTGCGGTTGCCCAAGCTAATGTTTCTGACCAAAACTGTCTGCTCATATTTTTATCATATCACACTAAGCTTCGTCATAACTAACATAACAATTAAGCCGCAGGCGGCGGAGCAGACATTGGTAAAGGCGGTGGGGTAGCACCTGTAGGCTGTTTAGGTTGTCCAGGCGGTACCGTCCCCATCTGCGCCTGTTGCATCATCATCTGTCTCTTCTCTTCTTCATACTTCATAGCGTCATTCAGCTCATCAGGTGTAAAGTCTGAGAACTCTAATACTTTTCTCTTATAAACTGTATCTACTACAGGATTGTCAGGCATTATAGTTTTGGCAGCGTTCATCTTTTGCAAGGCATCTTGAGTCTCGGCATTTCTCTCATCTTGCGACCACACTTTGCATCTGTATCCTGCCTCAGACTTCCAATCTGCCGGACTAATCTCTCTCTCATAGATATTATCTGTATTTCTTCCCTTTTTATATACCTTAACTGCGTCTATTTTATCCCCTGCTGCCTCAAGTAACTTAATGAAGATCAGTCCTCTGTCTTTCCAAGCCTGTGTATAGAATTTAGACATACCCTTGACTCGCTCTTTAGCCTCGCCTAGAGTTAGTTGAACCTCACCTAGTGTAACCTGTTGCTGGCTCTTTACTCCCTGTAAGGTTTGTGTTGCCCCTGTGCCTTTCTCAAGCATCGTTAAAAGGAAGTTCATCTCATCTAAGGACTCGGACAAATCCTGAACGGGCATTTGCTTAAAGACATCATCAATCTTTCCGCCTGACGGAACAGGGATACCATACATTCCCCAAGCTTGAGGCTGCCAAGTCTGAGGCACAAAACCCTCTATAGATGAATCAAACAAGTTCATATTTAAGTTTTTAAGCGTTCTATTCTCAACTAACTGTGAAAACCATGTGTTCGCTACCTTGTTAGGCGTTCTAACCATATCTCCTGTACCATCTGACCAGAAGTCTTGTCTCTCTAAGTCTCCTGCCCATGTAACATAAGGATAGTGATTTTTCCAGAAGTGGTCTTTTGTAACCCCGATCACTTCCTCAAGCGGTTTACGCATTATGATTTGCATATCATCCACTGATATTTTTAAGAATAACTCTTCTTCTGTTGATTCTTTTTTTGTGTCATAGACAAAATGTAATGTAAGTTCAACATAAGTCTCCCCTAAAATAGGCTGATCAACATCGGGTACTCCCATTTCAGACAGTTTTTGGTTTTTATCACTTAACATCTGAAGATTAGCTTTGGCTTTAAGAAGTCCTTGATCTGAAGCGTGCCAAAGACTTAGCTTTTTAACTGCTTCCTGATCGTAGTCTTTATTCTTTTCAAGTGCTGATAGAGGTTCAAATATGTGTGTGTGGACTAAGAAGCGCGAAGAATGAAGATCAAATGGGTTCATAAACCTATCCACTAGAAGATCCATCGGATCTTGAACTATCATCTTTACCTTGCCGTCAACTATCTGCCATTGGTCAAATGTTCTTCCGAAGTAAAACTCTTGTTTCTTGTCTACAATATCCTGTAATTCAAAGCTATTCTGCTCCCCGGTGTATTTCCAGTATTCGTTATAAAACACCTCTTTGTCTTTTTTATTGCCTAATTCTTCAAACTCAAGAACCGGCATATCATCCATGTCTTTGAGAAGAGTTTTGAGGGTGAGCTTCATTAATGGAAGGTTTACGCTTTGGCGCTGGCTGAGGCGGTTTATGGTTACTTTATCACGACCGAGCGTGTAATTCTCAAGCCAGTCGTCATGCCTTCTTTGACGATAGTTAAATCCCGATTCAGTGTTTAAGCGCAAAACTTCTAATTCTACATTTCTAATAACTTCTGCCATAATCAAAAGAATAGACGATAGTTATATTTTTACGCAAGCATTCCTGGTAAATAGCTTTTAACTCCTCCAAAATCTGTCTGTGGTGGTCTAGGAGCTGTTGCCTTTAAGCTCTCAAGGCTATACCTAACTGAATCCATCGCGTGATTCCAGATAGGTGACGGCTCATTAACAACTTTTCCGTTCTTATCAATCAACCATAGATAGTTCCGGTACTCTTTCAAAGCATTGACACTTCGTTTTGTGATAAATATTCTCTGATTCTGCACATACTGAATACCCTGATTGACACTTCCCGCCCCCTTCATTGACGGAAGAACACTTAACCCATATCCCTTAATTTCATCAATACTCTTTGGTTCTGCTGAATCTGCAATAATCAAAGCTCTTGGCATTGTAAGAAAAACATCCGCTATCTGTCTGTTACTTAGCCCTTTTTGGTAAATCACCTCGTCAACTATAAAAGCGTTATTCCACTGATAAATACCAACTGAGGCCGTAGGATCGTTTGTATATCCAAAGTCAAGGCCATAACGCACTAACCTTGCCTCGTGAGGTACTTCGTCTATTGTTTTCCAGTCTGTGTAAATACGACCTTCAGATGTTCCTAACTGACCCAAACCGTAAACATCCCAAAAGCCCTTATTGCTTTGTCTTGATTCTAATTCTTTAACAACTGTCTCTGGTAATGCTTCATTATCTTTATAAGTAAGAATTAAAAAATCATGTTCTAATTTAGGAATTATCTCTTCATGAATAAAAAAGGAAGCAACAGGGTTATAATCTACAAAGATAACCTCATCAGTTCTAATAACTAACTGAGTATAAGTCTCATAATTTATATTATTTGCTTCATTGATAAATAAAATATTACGTCTTGGGCCTCTCACCTTACCTGGCTGATCTGTGCTAAAAAACTCTATCTTACTTCCTGTTTCAAATGTATAGATAAAATCAGTTCTACTCCAAAATTCATCTTTGTAGTAATTCTGCTCCTGCATAATGTTTAAAAAGTCACGAATTGCCCCTCTGCGTAAATGTGGAAAGGATTCAGAAACTACAGAGATAAGTTTATTTTTAGTAGATTGAGCTATATCAATTAAAATAAGAAGAATTGCCAATGTTTTTCCGGCCGAGCTACCACCCTGAACAATTCTAAGGCGCTTTTTGAGTGCTAATATTTTTTTAAGTGCTGTTGTTTTAATGTATGCCATTTTTAAGATAATTTATAGCTTTTAATAAAAATCCCGTATCGTCTTTGAATAAACCAAGCCCCATATTACATGAGGTACAAAGTAATCCCCTCACCTTATTCTTATCATGATCGTGATCTATGTGAAATTTTAATAGAATAGAATTACCACAAATCGCACATTTATTTGCTTGACCTTCTTTCATCTCATCAACCATTGCTTGTGTTAACCCATATCTCACTAATAATCTATAATTTTTGTATTTAGCTTTTACTTCGGGCTTATTCCGATATTTAGTATTAGCTCGCTTTCCAGCAGAAGATTGTTTATATTTTTTCCTAACTGCTCTATGTTCTGATTTCGCATTTTTCTCTTTTGCTTTAATAATCACATAAGCTCTTTGAGAATATTCTTTATTATATTTTCTACGGATAGGGAGAAGTCTCTCTCTATTATCTGCATACCAGTCTGAATAATAAGAGGGTTTTAACATACATTTATTATAGACTATAATCCACTACTTTTCAAGTGTTACTCCGTTTAAAATTGGTGTAGGCAATGGCTTACCGCCTGAAGTTATATCTGTATGAGTTGTTTCTACCATATCATGATTAACCTTCAAGAGTAACCCAATTATTGTAGCATTTACTTCCTTGCCTCCGAAAATACCAGTTCTAACCAATGCTTCCTTTTGCATCATCTTTAATTTCTCAATAGTGTAGGAAAACTCTTTATGAACTTTCGCCCATTGATATAAAGTATCCCTACTTATACCCAGTCTTAAAGCAATACCTTCAACTGTAGGAATCTGCATATTTTCAGGAACTGCCTCTGCAAGATATTCGTTTATCTCGGCTATAGCTGTTGGGGTATATTTTGTGGGTCTTCCTCCTGCGTGTGCCATAATTTTACCGTTCCTTTCAGAGTTTGGTTTCAATTAAGAATATACTAAGGAGTTATTTCTTTGCAAGCTCTTCTTTTACCGGAGTCTCTGTTAATGTTATTTCATTTACCCCGATATTATAAGTAATGCTCTTACTAAATCCTTTTTTTGCCTCTCCGTCTATCCCTAATCTTTTATAAACTCCTCCAAGTAAAGCGTTCTTGTATATCTGCATTCCATCAAGTTGAGCATTGGAAGCAATGATACCAATTTCAAGGTCTCTTAATCTGTTTCTTTCTTCTACTGAGAATGTAAACTTCTTAATAATAGGTTTCATACTGATCTTAACATGACATATCTAGTTTTGTTACTTATTTCTACTGACTCTCTTATATATCCTTTTCTGATTAACGCATAAATCGCTTCCCTTGTTGTTGGCATATTTATTCCCTCTACTTCCATTGCTTTAATAATTTCTGATCTTGGTATTGGTGTTTTTTTTCCGTGAACCCAATATATGATAAATTTCATTATCTTCGTTTGTAACTCATTAATATCGCTAAGATTTGTATAGACAGTACCCATATTATTAGACTCTCAGGCCTTCCAACCGTAGATCGTCACTTCTTATGCTTCATCTCGAATTGGAACGCCCTCAAGTCTCGTATCAAATGTCATACTACCCCCCTTGCCTTTAGCGTATCGTTACGGAAAATAACAAACTCACCTAACGCTTGTGTATGTTCCTTAGTGAATACGTCTACCAGCCCAAACAAAGCCTCATCTACTTGTGCCTTGTGTTCCGCATCGTGTGTGTGATGTGCTTCATCACTTAGCTCAAGATAATCCCTCACAATAAAAGGAAGAGCATCCATACGAGCTTGTATAGGATCGTGTGATGGATATTCTTTCATACTATCTTTGCATTGTTGGAAAGTAACCAACAAGTGTCAGAAGGAAAATCAACAAAGCAATAAGCCCTGCGAAAGAACCGATTACAGGAAGGAAACTCCCTGCGATCAAACAAAGTACATACGCAATAATTGCGTTAACAATTGCAAATAAAATTATAGTAAATGACATATTTTTCACCCCCTTTTTATCATAAATAATATTCCAAGTATCAGCACTAAAATAATAACTATTCGTATAAAAATATAGTTAATTAATTCCTTTTGTTTTCCCTGATTCCACTGTGCCAATATCTGTCTCCCGTACTCCTTGTGTAACCCCTGAATCTTTTTAATGTAAAGCCTTCTCATAGTCATTTCTTTATTTTAGTAAACTTTGCGCCCTGACTGCTTACACAGGTTTTTGTGCAGCATCAATTTTTTCATTGAGTTTTTTCATAGGTTCATCTCCACAGTCAGCTTTCCCAGAACATTCACAGCAAATAGACTTGCCCCCGATGTTGTGCTTATTACAGACACTATGTGTGCCCTCTTCTCCGTGCTTGAATGGTTTTAGGTCGTTCATATCTCCTTGTCTGATAACTGATCTTTAAATACTATCTTTCTCATGTCCTCTAAGTGATATATTGTTGCTTTAAGCTCAGCGCCTATCTCGCCCTGTTTAGTGGTTGGTAATACTGCCTTGTCTGTTAGTGCATCAATAAGCTCTTGCATAGGGAACATATGTGGAATAACCATAAATGGCGTGTAGTCTCTCCACTCCGCACCCTCCTTAATGTCCTCCCAAACAATCCTCCCTTTTTCTAAATATCCATTAAATGACTTGCCCAGTTCATGCTTAACGAGCATTATATCTAGGTAATCCCCTATTCTTGGTGCCTTATAAAACTTAATTATTGTTTGGTGGATCATTTACTCTCCTTGTCTGAGTACTTCTCCTTAAGCCTCTTTGCTTCGTCTACCAATTGCTCTATTGTTTCCATAGGATCAAACTGTTCATCAAATGCTTGTTCTTGTTTAGTTTTCATATAAGTAAAGGTTTATTTAACTTTTTCATAGGTTAATTCAAAAATTTCGTCTTTTATTGGATAAATCTCCCCCTTAACTCCTTGAATAATCCAATCTCCCCAAGAAACAAGATGTTGCCCTTCAAGCGTTCCAATTGAAAGTGTACCATCGCCTGTACCTTCTTCTGTTGGGTACAGAGAACCTTTCGCCTCTCTTTCTTCATTCCAAGCCTTATTCATCCATTCAGGCCAATCTTTATTATCAACACGAGTTTCTTTTTTCATTTGAAATGCTTCTATAACTACTGGTTTTTTTCTGTATTCAACACATCTATCAAAGTGATATTGAGTCATGACGGCAAGCTCTGATTCAGTGAGTTGCTTGTCACAACCTTTGCATTTCATATCTGTCATAGTTAGTCCTTTTTGGCTAAAAAATCATTAAATATAATATCAGCAATATCATCTACTTTGTATGTTTTTTGATGCACCAGATCCTCTCCAATCCATTTAGCGACACAAATTGCATCAAGTTTATTATTGTCATACCAAAAATCAATTTTATAACCCATCTCATAAAGGTTTGTTCTTATTTCCTGGCTTGCTTTGTCTGTCATAGCTTGTTCTTCTTTAGTTAGTTTTTTCATATTATTTCTCCTTTAAGTCAGGGGTATATTCAGAGCAACCACAATTTAACCTATTGCCACAACCAGTATATTCTCTCCAATTATTATAATGGTGTTCTCTTCTATCTCCGCATTTACACATTACAGAGGTTTGTTTTTCTTTAGTTAGTTTTTTCATATATGATTATTTCTCCAACCCATTGTCTTTAGTAAAGATAGTTTTTCCGTTCCACCCACACCCACATTCTTTTTTATGTAACTTCTCAAGAGCTGGCATGTTTTTTCTTAGTGCTTTAGCCCCTGCTTTAGCCCCTGCTTGGCATGCTTTATTCCATACTTGGTATGCTTTATCCCATACTTGGTATGCTTTATCCCATGCTTGATCTGCTTTAGCCCATACTTGGTATGCTTTAGCCCCTGCTTGGCATGCTTTATCCCATGCTTGATCTGCTTTAGCCTGTGCTTGGCGTGCTTTATTCCATACTTGGTATGCTTTAACAAACTCACTAGGCAACTTACCCTTAACAGGTTTGATAAGTTTTAACCTTAACTCAATCTCATCTTCAGGCTTTTCTTCCTTAATGTACTTAATCCTGTTCTTGAGAGGCTCGGTTAAAGCCTCAACAAGTATTTCGTGGTGGATATGCCAATAGTATTTAAGTGTTTTAGTTTTCATATATGATTATTTCTCCAACCAACAAGTATTGCTACAATAGATGTTTCCCTTTGAGCTTTTGGAATTAGCAGCTCCGCACTTGCCACACTTCCCATAATCTACATAATACTTTTCATATAAGTTATTCTCGGTTAAATAGTTGTGCATTTCAGATGATAAAGTTTCAACCCAGCTAAGACTATCCTTTAAAACTTTATCTGTTAGCCAAACAATAGACATATCGCTTTTTTTAGCGTGTTGGTCGTAGTGATAAATTTCCGCCTTATCCGCATAAAGCCCCGACATTGTTGCTAAAACCCCGTACACGCCAGCCTGCGGGCTTGAGGCATAGCTCTCGCTGCTTGTCTTGCCCGTCTTCCATTCGTAAATAATAGGCTTGTCGTAACAATCTATTACTCCTACTAAATCTAACCAATCATGAATTTTTACTGTTTTTTTTATTTCCGGTGTAGGATTTATTAACTTAATACTTCCCAGCTCCGATGGTGTAGCTTTATTTTTGAGTATATAGTCCTTCCATTGATCGTGATACCTTTTGCCTTCTTCCATAGCCGGACTGGTAAAAGTTTCTAAATGAAAATACATCTTGATTGCTTTTTCCCAATCACCGGAAGCCCAAGTGCTTAAATTAGAATATGAAGCCCTAAATTTATTATTCATCTTTTTTACCTTTCAAAGAGAAAGTAATTGTTTTTGTTCTCTCTGCTTCAATTATGCCTTGTGGCAATCCTTTGTTTTCTTCCGCGTATTTCTCGATCTCTTTGGCAACTGCGTTAAACTTAATACTTGTTTCGTATAGGTTCTTAGGCAATTTATCAATCAGAGACTCATCAATTTTATATCTCGCCCCGAAAGCTCGATAGTATACTTTTACATTGCTGGCTTGAATACTGCTAAAATTTGGATCAACCTTGAGTGCGGTTTCTTCTAGTTTCTTTTTGGCTGCGTTAATAGCATCTTCAACCTGTTGTCTTATATCTAGTAATTGCATCAATACTTCCTCGCCCTCCGGTGTTAAGAATATCTTGTCCGCGTCTACTACTAGCTTTGCTAATTTTTGTATATCTATATTCATTTTAACACCTCCCTCATTCCTGCAATATCAATTTCACTTATTATTTTTGGTTGTAATGCTGGAATATCTATTACGATAGGTCCTGCCTTGGCTTCTTTTGAAGTGCTTATTTTTTCAGGCGCCGGCAACTCGTTAAGCTCTTGGTACTTAATTTCCCTAAATTCGTTCTTCCCGTAAATGTCAGAAGCGATACCTAATTCCGAAGCACATTTTTTTAGAGCGTCTGTAGTTGCAGCTTTTAAGTCATTACCATAATCTACATATCCGGTTCCGTCTTTCTTCTTTTTCATATCTGCTCGACCAAATTGCTCTTTGACTATTACCGCACCGGACTTGGTTCGGACAGTTAATCTTCCGAGTACCCATATAAGATCACCCTCTGTGCCTTTTTCTTTTACTTCAAAATCCCAATTCCAAGCGAATACATAGTTAAGCACTTTTTTAACATATACTCCGGTAACATAATCCCAAACTCCGCCACCTTTTGCAGGTCTTGTGTAGACGTGTTCCTTTGGTGTCGCTTGTAGCATATGAATTAGTTGCTCAGTAAATAACACTGGTTTTGTTTTCTCCCCTATCTTTTCGTAAATTGTTAATGGTATTGGTTGTTTCATATTAGTACCAATTTTTCAAATCCCAGAATGCTTTTGCTTCAATTGGTGAGCCATAACGAATCGAGACATATTTAATTCCGCACTCCACTTGTTCTTTTAGGTCGGTTGTTTTCTTACAGTCATAATTACCCCATGTTGCGTCTAGAAATTGGAAAATTCCGAATGCTGTAGATGTAGGATTTTGTGCAACCACTCGGAAGTTACTTTCTCGTCTTATCAGCTCCTCCAATGCCTCCCACTCTTTTACTCCCCACTTTTTAAGAGACTCTTGTTTTACATATTCTTTAACAGCAGCTGTATCAAACATGTCTACAGTTGCCGGATCTATTTCTAACTCCTCCACATATACTTTCTCTATAAAGCTCGCAGACCTGGTAGATACAGGAGATATAAGTTTTTCGGTTTTAACCGGTACAAACATATCTTGAGTTGTGATAACAATTGGGCTTTGTACTTGATAGTGAGTAAAAAATACTCCACCTAATGCGTAAGCAGCGCCTAGTGAAACCAGGTAAAAAATAGACTTCCATGTGCCGGATCTTAAAAAGCGTGCTTTTACCTCGTGCTGGTTGCTTCCAACTTTTTTAACGTTTTTTCTAAATATCATAGGTATTTATAAATAAAGTGATCGAGTATATCGTGGTCAGTCTCTATATTTTCAGTGATGGCATCTCTTATCTCATTGTTTAATTTGTGAGATATATTAAAATTTACCAGTCCTCCCAGCTTGTCTTGTGCTTTCCACAATGCCTTGCGTCTTTTTTGCTGTATTTTAAATATGGTAGTAAAGTGTGTCATGTTTTTAGTTTTGCAATAAGACTTTCAATTTTGAACCTTTCCTTGATAACGTAAATCTCCATTTTTAATAACACTTCTAGTTGGGACTCTAAGGAATAT